TATCTTGGACGAAGCAAGTCGTTTTAACGAGTTCATCTTCACAGCAAGTAAGCCCACTCTATTAACAACAGGCGGACAGATATGGATGTGCTCAACTCCTTTCGGGAAGCAAGGTTACTTCTATGAATGCTTTCTTAACAAGTCAGGCAGGTTCAAAGTAATTCATACTAACAGCTGGGATGTTGTTAATACAAGAGCAATAAGTGATGTTTGGACTGAACACAAGAAAGCAGAAGCCATCCGCTTTTTAGAAGATGAAAAGAAAGACATGAGCGAACTTCAATTTGCTCAAGAATACTTAGGTCTGTTCCAAGAAGACTTACAACAATTCTTCCCAGACAATTTAATTAAGAAATGTTGTGTTTTAAAGAGACAACAATTCATTCAAGAAAGAGACTACTATATGGGAGTAGATATTGCAAGAATGGGAACTGATAGAGGTTCATTCGAAATCTTATGCAGAATAAATAAAGATAGAATTGAACAAGTAGGAAATGAAACATCACATAAGAAACTAACAACTGAAACTTTTGATAGAATAATCCAATTAGATAGACAATATAAGTTTAATCAAATTGGAATAGATGCTGGTTCTGGTTCTTTAGGTGTAGGTGTTCTTGATTTCTTACTAAGAGAACCATCAATAAGAAAGAAAGTTATTGCACTTAATAATAGAAGTAGAGAGTTAGATAGAAATGGAGAAAAGAAAACAACTTTACTAAAAGAAGACATGTATCAAATAATGAGAATGATGATGGAGAAGGGAATTTTAAAACTTCTCGACGATGATGAATTAATGCAAGATTTAAAAAATGTTCAATATGAATATAACACAAGTGTAGGAAAGAAAGTAAGTCTTAGGATTTTCTCTAATCCAAGTGCTGATATTGTAGAAGGATTGACAAGAGCAGCTTGGTTAGCAAATCAGAAAAGTTTAAATCTTCACATTCTATCAATATAGAATGATGTTTGTGCTTGAATGGATAATCTTTTACTTAGGAGTAATGTTTGCTATGTCAGTTGATAATATTTTTTGGATACCAACAAGCCCAGAATATGTTCTTTTCAAAAATAATTCTTTCCCATTAGAAGTTGAAAAAAAGTTCTACTTCTCTAAACTGGATTATATCTTAAGGTATAGAGTTCTGTCTGTGCTAAAACATCCTAGAGATATAATTCCAGCAATACTAACAAGTTTAATTTTGGCGGTAATACTCTAATGGCTGACACAGGAATTTTCGCTACAACTGCACAAGTGCAACACTTTGTTCCAGAATGGGCTAACAAGACAACATACTCGACAGAAGCTTTCATAAACATTGAAGATGCTTTCTGGGAGACTTATATTTGCAATGTTTGTTCTTATGATTTAGTAACAAATTATGCAAGTCTTAATGCAACAATGAAAAGATTGTTAGGATTGTTCACTGCAATAAAAGGAGCAATGACCATTGTTAGTATGGATACTACTGGTTCAGCAATAAGAACTTCTGAATTTTATATGGATAAGATGACTGCAGAAGCGACAAAGATAGAAAATGAAATCAAGAAGAATGTAAATTTTATTAAAACAGGAGTATAATGGCTGACCAATTACTTCCAGAGGTTTATAGAAAGTCAGGGCAAGAATTAGTTAATTATGATTTTTCAGATGTAGCTAATGGAGTAGGATTTATTTTATTATATGGAAGTGCTACAACTGATAGTGTAGGAGTTGATTATGTTTTAAATAGAAGTGTAACAACAAGCAGACCTCTTTATGTTTATCCAAGAGCAGGATGGAGCACTCCAACAGCAATAGATGAAGATTTTGATATAACTGTTACAAAAGATATGATAATTCAAGGAATAGCAACAATAAACATTAAATTTGGGCAGATTGGAGCAGGAAGTGGTGCTGCAATAAATGAATATGTTGTTTGCAAGTTAAGAAAATATTCTGGAACAACAGAAACAGAAGTTGCAAGTGTTCAAACTGAAACTGGCTCTTTTACAGGAGCAGGAACAATAAGAACACAACTTCAAATGGATGTTCCAAAGACACATTATAAAGTAGGAGATATTTTAAGATTAACAGTTATTGTAACAGTTAGTTCATCTCTTGCTTCTCTTGCTCCTCATATAATGTGCGACCCAGAAACTTCCGCAGACACATTTAAATTGTTCCTTCCAGTGAGGATAGACATATGAACTCAAATTTAGCTTACACATCAACAACCGATTTCGCTAGTGGAGTCCCTAATGTAACTATTGCTTCTAAAACAACCGACGGACAATATGGAAGCAAAGAAAACAGATGGAATAATCCAGACGCAAGTAAATACTATGGATATTATTACAATGTTGGAGAGTTTCGTTCTGCAATAGAATCTTTCGCAATTAGAGTTTTAGGATGGGGTTATGAAACTTTGAATGCAAGAGACAAAGTTATTTTAGACCACGTTCAAGGAACAGGAAAAGACACATTTTGGGGATTAATCTTTAATCATTTATGCGTAAAGAAATTCAATGGAGATGCTTACACTCAAATAATAAGAGATAAAGATTCAGGTGTTTTAATAAATATGAAATCTCTTGACCCTAAGAGAATAACACACGTTACAAATGAAAAAGGGTTATTGTCTCATTATATGTATTCACAAGGAGAAGGAGAAGAAAAAAGATTAGAACTTAATGAAGTTTTGCACTCTATGAACAATAGAATTTTAGATGAGCCACACGGAACAGCTGTAACTTCTGCTATTGAGTGGGTTATTGAAGCTATGCAAGAAAGTGCAAAAGACCAAAGACGTTTAATGCACTATTCGTCAGTAAGAGTTCTTTATGTAGATGAATCAGATACAACAAGATTAAACCAACTTAAAACAGAATTGGCAGCAGGAATAAAGAACGGAAATGTTTTATTATTAACGTGCAAACCAGAAGAAGCAAAGTTCGAGGACTTAGTAGTGCCACCTATTGATGCTTTTATTCGTTATCAATCTTGGTTAGAAAATAAATTCTATAGCGAGTTAGGAATTTCTAAAGTTGCAATAGGCGGAACAACAGAAAATAACACCGAAGCAAGTGCTAAAACAAATGTCTTCATAACAGAGCCAGTTTGGATAAAAGAAATTACTGAATTAGAACAGGATATTTGGAATCAGATTGGAATTAAAATCAAAATTAATAAACAGCCAAGTTTAATGGATAATATGCAATCTGATGAAGCAGCAAATACAGGACAAACTAAATTACAATATAAAGGAGCTCAATAATGCCATACCAAAGAAACAAGAAAAAGAATGAAACAGAAGAAGAAATTAAACCTTTGAATTTAAAAGGAATAGAGGAAAAAGAAACTAATAAAGAATTAAGTGTAGGAAATGACGCACAGCAAAAGAAAGAAGCAGACGCAAGAAATATGGCAGCTTATGGAACAACTAACCCATCTCAATCTCAAATATTACAAAGATTATATGGATTACAAAAAGGGGATAAAGAATCTATTTTAGCAAGTAAAGAGATAAATCCTCTTACAGAAGCACAGGCACAAACTCCAAGCACTATGAACGAACAGCAATTTGCACAGCAACAGCAACAGCAACAATTATTATTACAAAAAGCACAAGAGGTGGGACAAGTTAATAATACCCCCATAGAGCAAAATCCAATAGATGTTCAACAAGCATTAGGAGCCGGTGTAACAGGGGCAGGAATTGGAGCAGCGGGGGCAGGAAGTTTAGGGGCATTAGCAACAGCAGCAACAGGAGGGGCAGCATTGCCCGTAGCATTAGCAGTAACAGGGGTTGCCGCAATTAGTGGTTTTGTTACGGGAGTAGTTTCTAACCTTAAACAACAAAGAGCAGGGGATATAACTGCCGAAGTTTCAAATATTAAAACTGGTTCTACTGCATTAAGAGCAATTATTCAAGACACTAATTCAGGTGGTAATACAGCTGAAAATATAGATTTATTCAATTATCAATTAGCAAGAATAGACGAAGCATATTCTAAACTTCACTTGGAAACACAAAGTAGTTTAAATAAATTCTTAGGAAAAGATGGAACTCCTGAATTGGAAAAGTTTGAGAGTTTTTATTCTGCTGGGGGAATGAAAGATTATCTTGTGAATGAAATGCAACAAGCGATATTAAATCCTAATCCAAATAAACAACTAATCACTATTTCTGATGTTGGAGAAACAGAATGAATGAAAAATGTTTTTACAAAGTAAGCAATAAAGACATCTATGAAAAATTAATGAAGATTGAAAGAAAGATGACGATTGCTTATTGGACTTCTGGCACTGCTTTGACATTAAGTATCTTGACAATAGGGCTTATCTTAAAGTTAGCTTAGAAAGATATATAAAGTATTAATATTAATATTTACTATGGCAGATGAACTAACACCCAAAAAAGAAGAAGCAGCTAAATCTATTCTTGAACAAATTAAAGAAGAAAGAGCAAATTTAGATAATTCTATTGCTGAGAGCAAAAAGATTGCTGATGAACTTAGAGAATTAGGAGCAAAAGAAATGTTAGGCGGTGGAACAAACGCAGGACAAACAAAAGAAAAGCCAAAAGTTGAAACTCCAAAAGAGTATGCAGATAGAGTATTAAAAGGAGAGATTAAACCAATATGATTGAAGATGATAAACTTGGATTGAAAGTTGCTGAAAATAGTGATGAGTTATTTTGG